TTCACTGGTCTAGCAGGCCCATCTCAAGGAAGCTACTGGGGATTGCTCTCAGCAATACCTTGGATTCGTGAGCCATACTTCTTACATCCACAAATGGTGGCGGGTCTGCAGAAGGAGGTTGAACTGGAATACGCTTCAGTGAAGGACATGGACATCTCGTATGTTAATATTGAAACGGTAACCTCGGGTGGGAACAGATTTGCTCAATCAAACATGGGTGTCAACATCAAGATGGACTCAACAAACTGGAAAAAGTTCAAGAGGTTTTGGAAGGCAGCAGGGCGTATCGTGATGCCTCTCACATCGACGGTGAACTACAACAACATGGCAGTTGGGATCGGTTCGTCTGATGCGTGCAGATTTGGGCTGCATTATGTGGATGCGAGACACACAACATTCCAGGCTTGGGCTTCGACTGTCACGCAAGGAATAACGAACTATGGTGCTGTGGGCATCAACTATGCTATTGACAACTTTCCTGGCGTTTTGAAGGTGTACGTGGGAATGACTGGCACACCAGGCACCGTCGGCACGATTGCAGCATTCAGACCTATCTGGGAAGTGGCACTACGAAGAGGACCATTCAGAGACACAACAATTGAAAGCATCAACCAAAAATCCATCAGATATGGACTGGGAGTGTTACCATGCCCAAGACATGGTTCAGCAGCGAACATGTGGTCACTGACAATCGATGCTGCAACCTGGGCTGGTTGGCAAAATATGACCCCAAGGGACAGAACTTACCCAATCTGGGTGCTGTCAGGTAGTATTGACTCAATGGGCAATGTCATGCTGGGCAGGCTGGCAGAGCCTGTGATGAGTTTTTTAGACTACTGACAGGGCCAGGGGCCCTGGGATCAAACCCGAGTTTGCTTGGGCTCGGGTCATGGATCCAAAGATTTGAAGGAACACTGAGCGATGTGAGAGTGGGTGAATTGGAGAGGTTGTGGGGACTTGCGGGTGAGGCGCTTTCAGTCATAACACGGAGGATGACAAAGACTGAAGCGCTGTCGATTGTGAAGAAGACGGCATACTTGATGGTACCTGATGGTTCGAGGAGTGTCACTGAAGATCTGGATGAGGATGAAGGTCGAAGGCGAAGATTTGCACGGTCGATGACAAATAATTATAAGGAGTGTGGTCCACGTTGGGGGGTCTCATTGAGTTTCTTGCGTCTGTTGGGGAAGAAACAACTTGCTGATGAAGTATACTCCATCTTGATGTGCATCCCCAGGGATGCACGCACTGATTACAATTTTATGGAGGTACTGAAGGAGTTGACCAACTACGCGAAGATGCATGGGTGGCAATGGGGGAGGGAGTGGATGGATTATGTGGATTTGAGTACTTTGGGGTGGTACCAGATGCCAAAGTACTTGACCACAGAAGTGCAAAGGGGTTTGGAAGCAGATGCGGTGCAATGGTTGGGAGAGGAGAAAGTGCATGTGAGTGCACTATGGGACCATGTGACGGCGCAACAGAACGGGGTGCATGATTTCTTCTCGAAAATGGAGATGAAGCCGACACCTGAAATATTGACGATTGACGAGTATATCAACAACCCATTCCACTGGAGTGGTGCTGGCTCATCATCTGGGGAGAGGCTGGTTGCTGAGTTGGATGGGAAGGCAACAAAGATGCCTCGTGTCAAGTGGAACACTGCTTTGGCTATGGAGAGAGAGGCCGTCCTCCATACCTTCTTGACGAACACCAAGATTGAGGATAAGGTGTTCATCAAGTTGCAGGAGACCCAGAAATGGCGTCTCCTGGTCAACAGCAATTTTGAGATGTTCCTCCAGATGAACTTCTTCCTGGTCGCGATACAACGCTTGGTGCGTGGACATCCAAATACACCGTTGTTGTCAAGCAGGTCGCGATTGAACACATGGACAGATGATGCGGTGAGGTTGCTTGCGAGTGGTGACATAGTTGGCTTGTCATTGGATCAGTCCGGTTTTGATCATCAGGTTGAACAACCAATAAAGAGGTTTGCTATGAGGGTCATCATGGATTGGGTGATTGAGAGAAGTTTGCCAAGCGATACCGAACGTCTGCAACGTGTGCGGGACAATGTGTTGTTCGCACTCCAAGGAGCATCTGTCAATGTGTTCGGTAAGGTCTTTCTGGAGGTGGCAGGCATCCCGAGTGGGTGGAGTTGGACTGCACTGTTGGATACTATTGTGAACTACGCACAATATTACAGTGTGAGTCGGTTTGTCTCAGGTCTGGGTTTCAGGGTGTTGGGTCTGCTTGAGGCTCTTTTCCAGGGTGATGACATCGCGGCCTTTGTGGCAGATGAGGCTGGTGCGGCGATGATTGTGGCAGCATACAATCTTCTTGGGTACCAAATCAAATCCACAAAGATCAACATCAATTCTGTTGAGATCGAATTCTTGAGGATGGTCATTGGGAAATGGGGTGTCAGAGGATATTTGAACAG